CCAGCAATGAGCGGTCTGGCCGGGCTATTCTCGCGCGTGAGAAGCAAGGCGATACGGGCACGTATCACTACGTAGACAACCTTGCTCGCGCTGTACGCCACATTGGTCGGCAGATCATTGATATGGCTCCCAAGATCTATGACACGCAGCGTATTGCGCGGATCATTGGCTTGGATGGCGAGACCAAGATGGCAAAGATTGATCCTACGCAGCAAGAGCCTGTGCGTAAGATTGAGGATCAAAACGGCGTTGTGCTTGAAAAGATATACAACTTGGGCGTTGGCAAGTATGACGTTTGCGTCACGACTGGCCCGAGCTACATGACTAAGCGCCAAGAGTCTTTGGATGCGATGAGCCAGTTGTTGCAGGGCAATCCTCAGTTGTGGGCGGTGGCTGGGGACTTGTTTGTCAAGAACATGGACTGGCCTGGTGCGCAAGAGATGGCGAAGCGGTTTGCCAAGACGATTGATCCTAAGTTGCTGGCTGACGATGACAAGACGCCTGAGTTGCAGGCTGCTGAGCAGCAGATTCAGGCAATGGGTCAGGAGATGGAGCAGATGCACCAGATGCTGAAGAATGTTCAGCAGTCTATGGAGGCTCGTGACATTGCCGTCAAGGAGTTTGATTCTCAGGTGAAGGCATATCAAGCTGAGACGCAGCGTATCAGTGCTGTGCAGGCTTCTATGTCGCCTGAGCAGATTCAGGACATCGTGATGGGCACGATTGCGGCGGCGATGGACACGGGTGACCTGATTGCCGGTGCTCCGCAGATGCGTCAAGAGATGCCTGAGATGATGGAACAAATGCCACAACAAGGGATGCAAAATGAAGGCATGTGATTTTGTTGGGATGCTGTTCTTGGCCCGTGATGTGGCCCATTCGGTGCATTTGAACACCCGCAGCTTTGCCAAGCATATGGCTTTGCAGGGGTTCTATGAGGAGATTGTGGGCTTGGCGGATAGTTTTGCTGAAGCCTACCAAGGCAAGCATGGCCTAATGGGGCCTATTTCTTTGATGTCTGCAAAGAAGACAACCAACATTGTTGAGTTCTTGCAGGATCAGATGGAAGAAATTGAGGCGGAACGCTTCAAAATTGTGGATAAAGACTGCACGCCGTTGCACAATATCATTGATGAGATTGTTGCGTTGTATCTCTCGACCCTGTACAAGCTTCGCTTTTTGGCGTAAGGAAAAAAAATGGAACTTCTTCGACCTTGCATGGATGCGTCGTATGGCGCCAAGAGCGTAGCGTATACGGGCACTGCTGGAACGACTTTGGCATGGCCTCCCGGCCCTCAAGGGGTCTTGGTCTGGTGTACGACTGATGCTTACATTCGCGTCGGTGAGGGTGTGACGGCGACGACGTCTGATACGCCTATTCCTGCTGGCACCCCGATTCCATTCAACGTGCCTAACCCTGCATCTGGCGTGAACGGTACTGGTGGCCCTTGGGTCGTGAGCGCTGTGCAGGTTGCCTCTGGCGGCACCTTGTACGCCAAACCAATCAATATCCGATGAGCTGGGGCGTAGCACTCCGGAACGCCGTTGGTCTGGGGCTTGGCGGGATACCGTCTTTGCTGAATGCTCCGCCCTATGCCAAACTTGCGTTTAACTTTCTGAGTGGTGAGCTTGATCCGAGGATCACCTTCTCCCGCACCAGCAACGCCACGTTGGTCGGCTCGGATGGGTCGCTTCAGTACGCGCCGCACAACCTGCTGACGTACTCGGAGCAGTTTGATAACGCGGCTTGGAACTCCTCCGCCGGTGCCAGAACAGTCACCGCTAACACTGTAGCGGCACCAGATGGAACAACCACGGCAGACACAATAACCGCCGATGGGACAAGTGCGGCGCATTTCGCATCTCAGGCGGTAACCTTATCGGCTGTTGCACACACGTATTCGGTGTATGTAAAAAAGGGCACTAATGATTTTGCCCAATTAAGAGGTTTTAGCGGGTTTGGCGGGATGTACGCTAACTTTGACGTAGCCAACGGTGTGGTTGGCAGCGTTGGCACAGTGACTGGTGCTACCCCAACAGCATCGATCCAAGATGTTGGAAATGGGTGGTATCGATGTACGATGGTTTTTACTCCATCGGCAGCGTCTTCGTCTGTTGCGGTGTATGTTGTAAGTTCTGCAAATTCAGGCGGTGGTGAAGTAAACACGTTAACGACATCAATCTACGTCTGGGGCGCACAGCTCAACGTAGGCGCTTTGCAGCCGTACTATCAAACAGAGGCATCAGCCTATTACGGCCCCCGCTTCGACTACGACCCTGTGACTCTGGCACCAAAAGGGCTGCTGATTGAGGAGCAGAGGACGAATTTAGCAATAAACTCAGGCGATGTATTAAGTGGTGGGACTGGTGGTGTGGTCGTTGCCAATCAGATTACGGCACCTGACGGCAGCTTGGCTGATTTCTTTCAAGAGGACACAAGTAGTCTTGAGCATTATGCGGGTGACAGAACTCCGTCCGTTACTGCTGGAACCACATATACATGGTCGTTTTATGCCAAGCTTGGCTTGACAGGGGAGGCCCGGCGTGTGTGCGTGAGAACTGGTGGTCAAGGCCCAGGAAATGTTGTTTTCGATCTTGAAACAGGTGGCAGTACTGTACTTGCACCAGTTGTTTCTTCCGGCATTAGTTCTGCTGGAAATGGCTGGTTTCGTTGCTGGATTGTGTACACAGCAACCGGCACCGGAGCGGCTGTGTTTCGTCAGCAATTAGCAAAAGGCACCAACACTGTTTACACAGGTGACGGCACCTCAGGCCTATTTTTCTGGGGCGCCCAACTGGAAGTTGGAGCATTCCCCACCAGCTACATCCCCACGACCACAGCCGCAGCCACTCGCGCAGCAGATGTTGCAAGCGTTACGGGGGCTAACTTCTCCAACTGGTATAACCCGGTTGAGGGGACGTTTTACACAGAGTTCTCACATTTTAGGCCGGGCGGCTTTCCTGCAATTGCAAGCATTAATAACGGTTCACTCAGTGACCGAATTAACTTGATTGCAGCGGGCGGCAGCTTGTTCCGAGGCAGCGTAGTTACTGCGGGCGTATCACAAGCGGATATGTCAACTGGCACCTATACGATTAACAGTATTGGCAAGATAGCTGTAGCAACCAAGGCAAATGATTTTGCTTTAGCAGCAAGCAATGGGGCAATACAAACCGATACAAGCGGAACAATGCCGACTGTTGACAGACTACAGCTTGGGTTCCAGTCCGGCGGGCTTGATGTTCTCAACGGCCACATCCGCTCCTTCAAGTACTACCCAACCCGCCTGAGCAACGGCCAACTGCAAACACTTACCAAGTAATGGACAAGCACCTAAAGTTCAGCAGTAAAGCAGAGGCCGAGTCTGTTTTGTTTGATAAGGTTGATGATGTTTTAGTGCCAAAGTTTGGCTTCTCGATTGATGTTGTTGGCAGCATCTACAGGCAAACTGGCGTTGTCATTCATTCAGATGGCGGCTCAATCTTTGAGACTGAGCCTGTACCCGGCTGGCACGTCAACGTGCGAGGTGTTGGCGAAGACGATTTCTGTGAATACGAAGTAGATGTTCAGCAACCTGTTAGGGTCTGGGCTTAAAGGAACAAAAAATGGCAGGCGTCAAGATTTCCAATCTTCCAGCAGCAACTACACCACTGGCTGGTACTGAGCTTGTCCCGGTGGTGCAGGGTGCAAGCACTGTAAAAGTAAGCGCGGCAAATCTAGGCTCTGTTGCTAGTTATACGGCAACAGGCACCGGCGCTGTCGTAAGGACGGTTGCCAATAAACTTGGTGAATTTGTAACTCCCCAAGACTTTGGCGCTGTAGGGGATGGTGTTGCAAACGATAGTACGGCTTGGACAAATTGGGAAAATGCTTCAGGTAATAAGTTCATTCCTGCCGGTAGTTATTTAACTTATGGCACTGTAAAAAAATATGTAAACGGCACTTTCACAGGCAACTCCACAAGTTATTCGGCAGGCCTTGGGGCCCTTTCCAAAAACTCAAATACAGCTTGCACAACTGCAATAGGTTATAATGCAGGTCGATATTCTAACTCCGATTACAGTACGTTTGTTGGTTTTGACTGTGGAGCCAATGCTACAGGAGAAGAAAACACAGCAATCGGTTATCAAGCGCTTAGAAATTGCACAACAGGCGAATCTAATACAGCAGTTGGAAATGACGCATTAGCGTCATTAGTATCTTACTATAATTGCACAGGTTTGGGACAAAATACTAATGTAACCAACAATAACCAAGTGCAACTTGGAAACTCTTTCACCACCACATACGCCTACGGCGCTGTACAGAATCGTTCAGATGCGCGCGACAAAGCTGACATTCAAGACACGGTTCTGGGCCTTGATTTCATCAAAACTTTGCGCCCGGTGGACTTCCGGTGGGACTACAGAGAAGACTACAACTGGGGCGAGAAAGACGGCAGCAAAAAGCGGTCAAGATTCCATCATGGCTTGATAGCGCAAGAGGTGGCGGTTGCTTGCAGCTTCTTGAACGTGGATTTTGGCGGGTTCCAAGATCACTCCAAGACTGGCGGAAAAGATGTTTTGTCAATTGGCTACGAAGAATTGATCGGCCCAATGATTAAAGCAATTCAAGAGTTGACAGCCAAAGTTGAATCTTTGGAAAATCAACTAAGTAATTTGAAGTAAACTAAACCCGTACTGGTGCGTTTCACCAGGGATTCTCAGGAATCAACCATGACAGAAGAAGTGCAAATCTCAGCGGAAGTGCCCGCGCCAGAACTGGAAGCTACGGCAGCCCCAGAAACTGAAGTTATTCAGCCGGAAGAAAAGCCAGCGGAAGCAAGCAAGACCTTCACACAAGAAGAACTTGATGCGGCCATTGGTAAGCGCCTTGCTCGTGAGCAACGCAAATGGGAAAGAGAACAATCGCAGCGTGCGGCTCAGGCCCAAGCGCAGCGTGTGCCGGTGGATATCCCGCCTGCGGATCAGTTTGAGTCGGTTGAAGCGTATGCTGATGCATTGGCAACGCGCAAAGCCGAGGAGCTGCTTCGTAGCCGTGAAAGTCAACGGCAGCAACAGGAAGTTCTCAGCGCCTATCATGATCGTGAAGAAGATGCTCGCGGAAAGTATGATGACTTTGAACAAGTCGCATACAACCCCAAGCTCCCAGTCACAACCGTGATGGCAGAAGCGATTCAATATTCTGATGTGGGCCCAGACATTGCCTATTTCTTGGGGTCAAACCCAAAGGAAGCTGAACGCATCTCTCGTTTGACGCCTTACGCGCAGGCAAAAGAGATCGGTAGGCTTGAGGCCAAGTTGGCTGATAGTCCACCTGTTAAGAAAACTTCGAGCGCTCCAACTCCAATTACTCCTGTGACTGCCCGCACAACGGGAAGTCCTGCTTACGATACAACTGACCCGCGTTCTACTAAGACTATGACGACGAGCCAATGGATTGAGGCAGAAGAGCAGCGTATGAGGAAAAAGTTGGAATCACGATACCGCTAATCACTTCTAAAGGAAATTTGCTGTGGCAAATAACATTCTTACCATTGACATGATTACCCGGAAAGCTCTCCAGATCCTGGAGAACAATCTGGTTCTTACCCGCAACGTTAACCGTCAGTACGACGACAGCTTTGCTGTTGAAGGTGCCAAGATCGGTTCTACCCTGCGTATCCGCCTGCCTGACCGCGCTCTGGTGACCGACGGTGCTGCCCTGCAAGTTCAGGACGACAACGAGCAATCCACGACCCTGGCTGTTGATTCGCAGAAGCACATTGGTGTTAACTTCACCTCCGCTGAACTCACCATGCAACTGGATGACTTCGCAGAGCGTGTTCTGAAGCCTCGCGTTAGCCAACTGGCTGCCGCTATTGATGCTGACGTTGCCAACTCCTACAAGCAGATCTACTCTTCTGTTGGTACCCCTGGCACGACCCCTGGAACCTCTTTGGTTCTGCTGCAAGCCCAGCAAAAGCTGAACGAGAACGCAGCCGGTATGAGCCCCCGTTATGCCACCGTCAACCCTGCCGCCAACGCAGGTTTGGTTGAAGGCTTGAAGGGTTTGTTCAACCCAGGCGATGTCATTTCTAAGCAGTTCAAGAATGGCATGATGGGCACGGGCGTTTTGGGCTACGACGAGATCAATATGTCTCAGTCTATTGCCAGCCACACGACTGGCGTGACTCCTACGGCTCCTATCGTTGCCGCTGGTTCCACGTTCAGCCAAGGCGCTACCTCGATTAACATCACCTTCACCAGCGGTTCGCCTACCTTCAAGGTCGGTGACGTGTTCACAATCGCTAACGTGTTTGCTGTTAACCCACAGACCCGTCAATCGACCGGCGCACTGCAACAGTTCACCGTGACTGCTGACGTGTCCGTGTCTGCTGGCACCTCTGCAACCCTGAGCGTTTCTCCTGCCATCTTCACCTCGGCCAATGCTTTGGCTACCGTGAACGCATTCCCGGCTGCCAGCGCTGCTCTGACGTTCCTCGGCGGCTCTGCTACCGGCTACGCTCAGAACTTGGTGTACCACAAGGATGCGATCACCTTCGCAACCGCCGATCTGTTGCTGCCCCAAGGTGTGGATATGGCTTCCCGCCAAGTTCACAACGGCATTTCGATGCGTATTGTTCGCCAATACGACATTAACAATGACCGTATGCCTTGCCGTATTGACGTCCTGTACGGTTACAAGGTCATTCGTCCTGCGATGGCTTGCCGTATCTGGGGCTAACGTATATAAGGGGCTTCGGCCCCTTCTTGTAACTTTTTTAAGGAAAATATCATGCCTCTTCCATCAGTCGGTGGTGGTTTTCAAATTGGTGACGGTAATCTCAATGAGATTTTCTTGGGCGAAATGGCTGACCCCCAGACCGCAACCGCAACTGCAACGCTGACCGCTGCGCAAGTTACGGGTGGTGTGTTGGTTGCCAACCCCAGCACGACCGCTGCTTCTTACACTCTGCCCACCGTGGCATTGACCGAAGCTGTTCTCACGAACGCCAAAGTTGGTTCTACGTTTGAACTGGCCTTGGTCAATCTGGGCACCAGCTCTGGTGCAGTCACTGTGCTGGTTGGCACTGGCTGGACGATTGTTGGTAACGCTGTTGTTGCCGTCACCTCGTCTGCTCGCTTCCTTGCTCGCAAGAGTGACGTTAGCGCTTGGGTTCTGTACCGCGTTGCCTAAGTAGTAAAAGCCCTGCGCCAGCAATGGCGTGGGGCACTTATCATGCCTATGATCTATCTCAAGCATCCACAGCACGGCTCAAAGATTGCAAGCCTTGACATTGAGGCGCAAGAAGATGAACGTAACGGCTGGGTGCGTTATACTCACGATACGCCTTCTTTGTCTGAAGATGCGGCTCCCGTGAATGAACTGGAAGTTAAGCGTCGGGGACGACCCCCTAAGACACAAACGCAAGGAGCGTAAGAAATGGCATCAGCCGGTGAAATTATCAACTCAGCACTCCGGCTGATTGGGGTAATCGCTGAAGGCGAAACACCCTCGCCTGAGACGTCTAAAGACGCGCTTGCTGCCATGAATCAAATGATTGATTCGTGGAACACCGAACGTCTGATGATCTACAACACCCAGGATCAAGTGTTCACTTGGCCTGCGGATGAAATCCAGAGGCACCTTGGCCCAACTGGTGACTTTGTTGGCAATCGTCCCATCCTGCTGGACGATTCCACCTATTTCCGTGATCCAACGACAAACGTGTCGTTCGGTATCAAAATGATTAACCAGCAGCAATACGACGGCATTGCTGTGAAGACGGTGACCTCTACTTATCCACAGGTGATGTGGGTAAACATGGAGTTCCCCAATATCCAGATGACGGTCTACCCTAAGCCCACCCGGGCCTTGGAATGGCACTTTATCTCGGTGGATGAGTTGGTTCAGCCTGCTACGCTGGCAACGACTTTATATCTGCCGCCAGGCTATCTTCGTGCGTTCAAGTACAACTTGGCCTGCGAGATTGCACCAGAGTTCGGCGTTGAGCCTTCGCCTACAGTCAACCGCATTGCGATGACTTCTAAACGAAACCTGAAGCGTATCAACAATCCTGAAGACCTGATGAGCTTGCCTTATCCGATTGTTGCTACACGGCAGCGGTTCAATGTGTACGCCGGGAATTATTGATGCTGATTGCGCTTGACTACGACAAGACATACACCGCAGATCCGGTGTTGTGGGATGACTTTATTCAGTCGGCGCAAGATCGCGGCCACACCGTAAAGATTGTCACCATGCGTAGGCCTGACGAAATAGTTAACGACGTTCCAATTGAAATTGTTTACACAAGCCGGAAAGCTAAAGCGTCCTATGTCAAAGCAGACATTTGGATTGACGATAGCCCGCAGTGGGTGTACCAGGATTCTCTATGAAGACCCCCATTCTCGGCCAAGCATATGTAGCCAGATCCGTTAACGAGGCGGTGAATCGTCTCGTCAACATGTTCCCCGAGATCGTGCCTGACGGGGGCAAGGAACCTGCGTTTTTCATGCGGGCGCCCGGGTTGCGTAGGCTTGCGACGATTGGGGCGGGGCCAGTTCGTGGCTTGTGGGCCTTTGGCGGCTATGCCTATGTTGTCAGTGGACAAACTGTGTATAAGTTATCCACAGATTGGACGTACACGTCAATTGGCACTGTGTCGGGCACTGGGCCTGTCAGCATGTCGGACAACGGCATCCAGTTGTTCATTGCTTGCAATGGCCCAAGCTACATATACAACGCTTCTACAAGCGTGTTTGCCCAAATCACGGACGGAGACTTCCCTGGCGCTTCTGTTGTCGGCTATCTGGATGGCTACTTTGTGTTCATCGAGCCAAGTAGTCAGCGCGTGTGGGTCACTAGCTTGCTGGATGGGGCGTCAATTGATCCGCTAGACTTTGCCAGCGCCGAAGGCTCTCCAGATGGTTTGGTGTCAATGATTATTGACCACCGAGAGGTTTGGCTGTTTGGTTCCAACTCGGTTGAGGTCTGGTACGACGCTGGACTGACTGATTTCCCATTGCAACGCATTCAAGGTGCGTTTAATGAGATAGGCTGTGCCGCTGTTGCATCTGTAGCCAAGTTGGACAATTCCATCTTCTGGCTGGGCTCTGACGCTCGCGGCAATGGCATTGTTTACAAGGCTAACGGCTACACGGGACAGCGCATTTCTACCCATGCAATTGAGTACGCAATTGCGAGCTATGACACCATCTCTGATGCCGTTGCCTACACGTACCAGCAAGAAGGCCACCCTTTCTATGTGCTGACCTTCCCATCGGCCAATCGGACGTGGGTGTACGACGTATCCACCCAGGCTTGGCATGAGCGGGCTGGCTTCTATAACGGCAACTTCATCAGGCACCGATCCAACTGTCAGATGAACTTCAACGGTGAAGTCATCGTTGGCGACTTTGAGGATGGCCGGATCTACGCCTTTGATTTGGACGTGTACTCGGATGACGGCGCAGTTCAGAAATGGCTCAGGTCTTGGAGAGCGTTAGACACTGGCAAAAACAACCTGAAACGTACTGCTCATCATTCGTTGCAACTTGATTGTGAGGCTGGAGTTGGTCTGAACGGTATTGATCCGCTTGAAGAAATCCAACTGGCAACCGAATCCGGTTTTGAATTGCTTACAGAAACCAGCGGTGATTTGCTTGCCAATACGCCTACGACAGTCGGGGCAGAACCATCAGTGGCTTTGCGTTGGTCAGATGACGGCGGACACACCTGGGGTAACTACCATAACCGAAGCATGGGTCGCATTGGTGAGTTCAACAAGCGTGTCATCTGGCTCAGGCTGGGCATGACGCAGAAGCTGCGTGACCGTGTTTATGAGATTTCCGGCACAGATCCGGTTAGGATATCTATCATGGGCGCAGAACTGCTTGTAAGTGGCACCAATGCTTGATATCACCAACATCCCCCCACCCCGTGTTCCGCTCATTGACGAGCGAAGCGGGTTAATGTCGCGTGAGTGGTATCGGTTCTTTTTGAACTTGTTCCGTCTAACTGGAGGCGGGACAAATGACCTTACGCTAAGTGACCTTCAGTTGGCTCCACAAGCACAGGTTGATTTTGGAGACTTGAACGATTCATACAGTCAAGCTCAGTTAGCTGCAAATTGCTCAAGCAATCAGCAAGCAATTTCTGACCTGCAAATCTTGCCTTCAAACAATGTTTTCTTGACGGAGGCTCCTTCCGACTTAAGACCTCTACAGACTGATCTGTTGCAAGCTGAAGTGCAATCGGCAGCACTACAAACGCAAGTCAATACTTTGTCGTCACAACTGGCTAGCATACAAAATCAGATCCAAGACTTAAGCCTATCCCCTTCGCAAACGCCACACGTACCTAGATTGCGTTATGGATCGTTTTACGACACCACCACCCAAACTGCGGCGGCAATTAATACAGCCTATGGGATGACATTCAATACAGTCAGCATATCCAATGGCGTAACAATAGGCTCGCCATCGTCTAGGGTTTATGTTGATACAAAAAATGTTTACAACATTCAATTCTCTGCGCAACTGGACAACACAAGCGGCGGAGACCATCTTATATTTATCTGGCTTCGCGTTAATGGGGTAAACGTGGCAGACTCAGCAGGGCAGGTGAGATTAAAAGGCAATAATAGTGAGCTAGTTGCATCTTGGAATTACATATATCAATTGCAAGCTAATGACTACTTTGAGCTTATGTGGTCTGTAAACGATACGGCAGTGCAGATTACAAACAGTGCAGCTTCTGCTCCTGTTCCTTCAATACCATCTGTCATTTTGACAGTGACTGACAACATTAGTGCATAAGGGAAAACCATAAATGGCCTCACTCACCCCAAGCCCAAAGATGCAATTCTTCACTGCCAGCGGAATCCCGCTGGTTGGGGGAAGGCTGTACACATACGCGGCAGGCACAACCACCCCGCTTGCTACTTACACGGACTCCACCGGCACCTCGGCCAACACCAACCCTGTCATCCTTGACTCGCGCGGGGAAGCAAGCGTTTGGCTGGCAAACAGCCTGTATAAGTTTGAGCTCAGAGACAGCGTTGACGCTTTAATCTGGACTTCGGACAACATTGGGAATGCCACCTCGTACACCGGGACTGGCGCAATTGTTTTGTCAAATGGCGCAACGCTTGTTGCACCCAATCTTGGTACGCCTGCGTCTGTTGTTTTGACCAACGCAACGGGATTGCCTCTTTCGGCGGGAACCGTCGGTTTGCTTCCAACAGCAAAACTTGCCAATTCTGGCTATGAGCTTGGAATGCGGAACCGCGTTATCAATGGGAATATGCAGGTAGCACAACGCGGAACCAGCTTCAGCGGGTCACCGTTCAATGGATATAACTTTGACCGATGGAGACTTGACAGAACAGGCTCTGGATCTACAACCGTAACGCGGACTGCAAACTTCAGCTACGGTGGGAACTATGTTGTGGACGTGTCAGGCTCATACTCTTCCGGAGAATTCCAAGATTTCAAGCATCGCATTGAGGATCTCAACAGCGCTGACCTCGTTGGGAAAACTGTAACGCTTAGTTTTTGGGCATCTGGTGGAACGACAGTTGGAACTGCTGCGCATACGGTGTTTTTGAATTATGCAAACACTTCAAATAATTTTTCAGCAACAACAAACATTGCATCAAACTCCATATCGCTAACAAACACTGCCACACTGTTTACATTTACTTTTACAAATCTTCCTGTTGGGGCTTCCAATGGGTTGGAAATTGTATTTAGGTCTACTCAGAGCGGAGGAACTGGCACGATTACGTTTAGCATAAGTTCTGTGCAACTAGAAATCGGGCCCACTGCTACGCCTTTTGAATACATCGACGCTGCCACTCAGCAATCCAGGTGCCAACGGTATTTTATTACTTCCCCGTTTTATGTAACAAGATACGCTAATGCAGCAGGCACTTGGGGTTTTGGGAGTGTTTTTTTCAAGACAACCATGCGCACACTTTCGCCAACTATTGTGTTAAGTAGTATTGTTTACACTGCTTGTGGTAGCGCTTTTACAAGTCAAGTTTGTAAAGATTCTTTTTTAATAAGCGCTGTAACAAGTGGCTTAACAGACGCTTCGGTGGCTGGAGCTTACACAGCAGAATCTGAACTTTAATACAATCAACCAGAGCAAAAGGCAGCACAATGCTGAAATCAAAAACGATGTGGTTCTCCGCAGTCTTGGCGATGTTGTCGGTTGCTCAAGGCTTTCTGGTGCAGATTCCAATGTCGCCGGAGGCTCAGGGATTGGCTGGTGCGGTAATCGCTGCGATTGTGGCGTACCTGCGCACCCAGACTGTTTCACCTCTTCGCTAAAAGAAGGAGCATAAATTGACCGTTACCGTAAAAGTCCTGATCCCGGGCAAAATTGCTGAAGCTACGCAAACCACGCAGTACAACGCTACAAACGTCACAACCATCATTGATAAGTTTACTGCCACGAACTACAACACGGCGGCAGCGACAATCAGCGTAAACTTGGTTACGGGTGGCGACACCTCAGGAAATCAAAACTTGATTACCAAGACCAAGACGCTGCAACCGGCTGAGGTGTACACCTTCCCAGAGCTGGTTGGGCATGTGCTCAACCCCGGCGGGTTCATCTCCACCGTTGCCGGAACTGCTGCAACGATCAACATTCGGGCTAGTGGACGGGAAGTTACATGATCGAACACCATTTTAGTTCTGGCGTATACGCTAAAGAGACTCGCATGCCTGCTGGGAGTTGGCTGGTTCAGCACGCGCACCTGCACGACCATTTATCCATTTTGGCGAGCGGGTCTGTGGAACTGATGGTAGACGATAAAACTTCTGTACTACATGCCCCTGCCTGCCTGACAATTGAGGCAGGCAAGCATCATGGCGTGAGGTCGTTGACGGACGTGGTTTGGTATTGCATCCATGCCACCGACTGCACTGATGAGGATGAAGTTGACAATGTGCTTATTGCGGCAGTAAATGAAGCCGTTGCGCTTGAACTGGCGCAGAAACTAAAAGGGGATTGATATGCCTGCATGGATCATAGGGGGCGGCTCAGTTGTAAGTGCATTGATTGGCGCTGATGCTTCAAGCGATGCCGCAGCAGCTCAAGCAGCGTCAGCGGATCGTGCTGCACAACTCCAGAAGGAGATGTTTGAGAAGCAAACCTCCTTGCAGGAACCATTCAGACAAGCCGGGTTGACCGCCCAGCAGCGGTACATGAACATGCTTGGCCTGCAAGGTCAGGCGCCAACGGCTCGTTCTGAGGCTGAGATCCGCAATGCTTTGGCTGCTCAATACATGCGTCCAGGCGCAGGCCCTGAGAGCGGCGGATATTATGAGGACGTCTGGCAAGGCGGTGGCGACTCTGGGGAGATGGTAAAAAGGTGGGTTCCGAGAGTCGCTGACACTGTTGACGAAGCCGGACTAAGCGCAGCCGTCCAAGCGGAAATTGCTAAAGATCAAGCAGCGCAGCAAGCCTACCAAGCCGAAAGGCAAGCGCCCGGGTTTGGCAAATATGCCCGTGACTTTGGCATGGAAGACTTCCAGCAAGACCCGGGTTATGCCTTCCGTATGAGCGAAGGCTTGAAGGCGCTGGATAGGCAAGCAGCAGCCCGAGGTGGGCTTATCTCTGGCGCGGCTTTGAAGGGTGCCCAGCGATTCGGCCAAAATGAGGCTTCTCAAGAGTACATGAATGCCTTTAACCGGTATCAGACCAATAGATCCAATCAGCTTCAGCCGATGGAATCATTGATGAGGACAAGTCAAACCTCAGCCAATACGCTTGGCACTGCGGCTGGGAACTATGCACAAGGCGCTGGTGAGGCTTACATGGGCGCAGGCAATGCCCGTGCTTCTGGGTACATTGGCGGCGCCAATGCCTTGACTGGTGCCCTGAATCAAGGCTTGAACATGTATGGGGATCAGCAGTACTTGAATAGGATGAGGCCTAAAGTCGGCAGTTCTGTGTCCTACCTTCCTGATGATCGCGACATTGGGATCGGCGGGTCGTGGACATAATTATATAAAGGTTAATCATGCCAATTGATCCAAGAATCGCAATGGGCTTCCAGCCCACCGTACAGCTTGAGTCCCCCCTAAATCGGCTTGCTAAGTTTCAGCAGATCGAAAGCGGGCAGCGAGCCAATGAACTTGCCAATATGCAAATGCAGGAGTATCAGCGCGGCTTGCAAGAGCAGGAAGGGCTGAGGAACTATCTTGCTGGCAGCCCTGATCTGGCATCTCCAAAAGGTCAGTCTGAACTCATGCGGTATGGTAAGCCCGGGGTTGATTTTGCTGAATCTATGGCTAAAAAAGCCAAAACTGAAACGGAAACAAAAGCCGCTCAGTTCAAGCATCAGCAAGAAATATATGCGCATGGCATTCAAACAATAGGCGCCGCAAAAAGCGGTGCTGATGTTATTGCCGCGCTGGATGATGGCGTGAAGCGAGGCTATTTCTCGCAACAACAAGCAGATGCACAGAAGGCTGAACTTGCGGCATTGCAGACCATGCCTCAGTTGCAACAATGGCAGCAAAAAAAGCTCCAAGGATTGATGGATGCGAAGTCTCAGTTGGAAATGTCAATGCCTAAGCCAGGGCCCAAGACAGATCTTGCAAAGCTGATTCAGGAACGAAACCGGTTCCAACCCGGAACATCTGAATACAACTTGTACACGCAAGCAATCACCAAGGCGACAACTCACACCCCAGGTACGCAAGTGAATGTCTCAACTGGGACGGAAAAAAAATACGGAGAGGCATTTGCCGGAAAAATGGCTGACTCCGATGCTGCAAAACTTTCCGTTGCTGAAAATGCTCCGCAAGTTGCTGCAACGTCTGACAGAGTGCTGGATATCTTGGAAAGCGGCAAAGTTATTACAGGAACCGGAGCAGATTTCAGGCTGCAACTAGCAAAAGCATTGAATCTTGCCGGTAACACAGATGCAGAGCGTATTAGAAATACTGAAATTCTTGGTTCATCTTTAGCCGACACAACACTAGGCTCCATTAAAACATCCGGATTGGGAACGGGCCAAGGGTTTACAGATAGAGATCGTGAGTTTTTGGAAAAAGCAAAAGCTGGCAAGATCACATTTGATGCAGGATCACTCAAAGAGCTTGCACGTCTAAGCCGCCTTGCTGCTGAGAAAAGCGCAGAATCTTGGAACAAACGAGTTCGGCAAATACCAGCTTCTGCGCTTGAAGGCACTGGTGTTGCAATCGAACCAATTGTTGTGCCAAAACGTGTGCGAAGCGCTGCTAACATCCCTCCTGCCGCAGTTGAAGCACTTAAAGCTGGCAACGGAACCGCTGAACAATTTGATGCAATTTTTGGCGCAGGGTCAGCCGAAAAAGTTCTTGGTAAGGGGAAATAAATGGCAGAAGCAATGGCAGAGAATCCGTTTGCTCAGTTTGCTAAAAAATCGCAGACACCTGCAAATAACCCGTTTGAACAGTTTGCTCCTGCTTCAACCGCTAGTGGCATCCCAGGGCCTCGCCAAAATTACAACTTGGCTGATGTTCCTATGCAAGCGATTAAAAATGTTCCAGAAAGCGCTGGCAAATTCGTTGGTGGTGTAATTCAAGCAGTGACTAGCCCTGTGGAAACTATTGGCGGCATTCTTGATATTGCTAATGGTGCAATACGAAATTCATTACCACAAGGCGTTGTAAATTTCATTGATAAGTTTGACAAAAACCCGGAGGCTACGCAACGAGCAGTAAATGCTGCCAACGCCGTCGGGGGCATGTTCAAGGATCGTTACGGCAGTTACGAATCCATAAAACGGACATTTGCTGAAGACCCTGTTGGCGCTGCCGCCGATCTTTCAACTTTATTGACAGGTGGGGGATCTGCTGCAACCAAGGTGGGAATGGCTAGAACAGGGGGTGCCTTAACTAAGGCTGGTGCAGTTATTAACCCAATGGCGCCAATTGCGCCGATTCTTGAGCAGCCGGTCAAACTTGCCGCGAAAGGGGTTGGTGCGGTCTACAATGCACTTGATCCAAAAGCCGCAGCATATCTTGCAGCAATAGAGGGCCGAGGACAAGAAGTTGTAAACGCATTGCGCCAGCCTTCAGAAATTGTGCCTGGGAGTTTGCCAACTGCGGCACAAGCCGCTTCTCCTGTAGGCGTCACGAAATTCTCAGCACTTGGTGAATCTGCTGCAAACACTCGTTCAACACCGTTTTACAAACGAGGTGAGGAGCAAAAAGCGGCGCAAATTGCAGCCGTTCAACAAGTTGGAAAGACTCCAGCGGATCTAGCAGCAGCAGAAGCTACGCGCAGTTCTACCGCTAGCTCTTTGTATGGGATATCCAAAAACACTTTAGTCCCGACAGACTCTACGTTGACGACGTTGCTTGAGCGTCCATCAATGAACAAAGTGATGGCTAGGGCCGAAGCTCTAGCAAAAGAACGAGGGCAACCCTTTCAAGTTGGTAAAAACCGACCTGCGGAGACAATCCCTTCTACTATTTTGGATTCTTCTGGAAACCCAATCGGTTCAACTCAAATACCTGCTGAAGTTGCGAAATACCCAGGGAGCAGTCTTCACGCAATGAAGATGGCTTTTGATGATTTGATTAAGAACCCGGAAAGATTCGGCATTGGTTCTGCCGAAGTCTCTGCAATTAAGTCAACTAGATCAGAGTTTCTTAACTGGGTTGAAGACAAGGCCCCAAGTTACAAAACAGCACGAGAAACTTTTGCCGCGCAAAGCAAGCCAATAAACCAGATGGCAGTTGGTCAATTTCTTGAAGGCAAATTAAAACCAGCTCTGGGTGAAGAATCAGCGCGGCTTCGTGCAACAGGGTTCGCTGGAGCAATGGAAAACGCACCTGGAACCATCAAAAGAGCCACTGGTGAAGCTCGATTTGAAAAGTTATCCGAAGTTCTCACGCCGGATCAACTTAAAATTTTAGAGGATGTCAAGTCGGATTTGGCCCGTTCTGCCGCAACGGAGTTTCAAGCAAAAGCAGCTCGTGGGTCTGGGCCAAATGTTAACTTGCTTGGGACTGAGGCAATGGCTGGCGCTCGTTTTCCCGGATTTGTCAACAATGTAACAACTTTAGCCAACGATATTCTGCGAAGAATGAAAGGTAGCTTGGATCAGAAGTTGGCAATTGAGTTGGCAACTGAAATGTTAGACCCTGCATCTGCTGCGACAGCAATTGAAAAAGCAATGGCACGTCAAGCAAAAGGCCAAAAATTGGCTGACCCATTCCAAAAAGCTGGCAGATTCTCATCCAAAGTTTTGCGTACTCCTGCCGCTGTTAACATGCTTGCTCCGCAGCAAGAAGTTCAAAATTCATTTGTTAAAGAGTAACCAATGGAATCTCAATTCATCTTCAACATTGCCGTCAGCGTTGCTGGCTTCTTCGGTGGTTGGATCTTGAGCCACATCTACCGGGCGATTGAACGGCTGGACACTGACATTAGGAACATG